CAAACTCTTTAAAAGAAAATACAGAAAGCGCAGTTAAGAACTTATTGAACGAGGCTGTGCGTGATACATATGCTAAGTTGCTCAATGAGGGTGACGAAGATTATGAAGAAGAGGAAGTGGAAGATACTAATTCTGATATTGCTACAGACGATGCAGAAGGAGGCGATGAGTTTACAGATGATGTAGATACCGCTGACGATGGTATGGAGGCTGACTCTGAGGATGATGGACTTGAAACAGAAACTGGTGATGAATTACCAGCTGAGACAGGTGCTGAAGACGAAGGGGGAGCTGATGACGAGGAATGGGCAGAGTTTGACAAGTATAAAGTATCAGATGATGAGTATGACTTCTCTAATGCGGAAGACGAGGAAATCGTAAAGGTTTACAAATTAATGAAGAATGATGACCAAATCCTTGTACATAAAGATGACAATGGAAATGTGAACATTCAAGACAATGAAACTGGAGCTGAGTACCTAATCAATCTTGGCGATAATGGCGAGGCAACTGGTGTTGCTGCATCTGAGCCAGGTGATGATGAGGAAATCCTTAATGATGATGAAGGTGCTGACGATTTCAGTGGTGATGACTTTGAAACAGAAGATGATAGCTTTGAAGGCGATGATGAAAGCTTTGAAGGTGAAGACGAAGGTTTTGAAGGCGAAGATGAATTAGATAATAACATCGAAGACGATATGAATGAATCAACAGAAAGAATGTTTGAACTTGTACTAGAGTACGATTCAAATGTAGGATACACTGACAACTATCAAAAGAAGGATGTAATGACAAATCCAGGTATGTCAGAACCAGGTAAAAATGTAAACGACTGGGATGCAGGCGTTCCAAAGGGCGATTCAAAGCCTTGGTCTGGATATCCAGGTAAGAAAAATAAGGCAGACAAACCATTCAATGCTGGAAAGGGTAAGAAGGTAGAAGAGAATGCTGAAAACGAATGTGGTGATACAGAAATGCCAGTAGAGGAAGCAACAAATGTTGGTGGCTTCGTTCAGCAGAACAGTACTTCTAAGTCTCACGTTCCAAACTCAAACGGACGTAACGCACGTTCAATGAGTAAGGGTGGTAGCAGAGTTAAGGGTACACCTACACCTCGTTACAGTGGTGGTGATGGCGATGCAACTAACGAGAGTCTTGCTAAGAGAGTTAACAAAACTATCAATGAGAACAAGGCGCTTAAGAAGACTCTTAACACAGTAATGGCTTCACTTAAGGAAGCTGCTGTTACAAACTGCAACCTTGCACAGATTGTAAAGCTTATTTCTGAAAACTCAACCACACAGGAAGAGAAGAGAGAAATCATTGGAAAGTTTGCAAAACAGGCTAAGACCGTAGAAGCTTCAAAAGCTCTTTATGAGTCAATTAGCGAAGACCTTAAGAAGGTTAAGAAGATGAATCTCACTGAGGACAAGAATCTTTCAGTAGAGAGTTCAAAGAAAATCAATGAGACCACAATTTACAAGTCACAGGACGTTATGGAGTCTCTTGACCTTATGCACAGAATGATGAAATAATCACTTTTTGATTTTTGTGTATATTTATTAGAAAAATAACTAAGTAAAATAAATTTCATTTAATTATATGAAAGAATTTCTATCTAGTGGTGTAGTTGGTAATATTGAGTACAACGCACAGAAACAGATACGTGAGAGCATTCAGAACCGTTGGGAACAACTTGGTTTCACCGAGGGTCTTCCAGAGGGTATCAAGGAGAATGTTGCTACATTGTATGAGAACGAGGCTAAGCACTTGATTTACGAGGCTACAGCTTCTGATAATAGCGGTTCATTCGAAACCGTTGTATTCCCTATCATTCGTAGGGTATTTAGCAAGCTTCTTGCTAATGATATCGTATCAGTACAGGCTATGAACCTTCCTGTTGGTAAGTTGTTCTTCATCCTTCCTGTTACTTCAGAGAGAGAGTGGGAACTTCCAGCAGATGCAACTGGTGACACTGAGCCTGGTGATATCGTAGACGGTACTACTGGTCGTCACCTTGGACTTATGGGTTATGACAGAGTTAACCGTAATAAGGAAGGACGTGTTGAGCCACGTTACTATCTCCCAGATGAGACTATCAATGACCTTCAGAATGCATGGTATATCCCAGTTCTTAGTGACGAGGATACATACGACACATTCGATGCAGCTAAGGAAGCAGCAGAGGCAGCAGGCCTTAATCCAACTGCTATCCGTAGAGTAGGTCCTGAGGTAACTCAGTACTTCCAGAAGACTCTTTACGATTTGTTCTACAATGACTTCTTGTATGACAACTCAAAGGGTAAGGTAACCATTAAGGTTGGTAGTGCAGTTCCTGTATTCTTGACCCCTGGTGGTGTTCGCCCATTCGGTGCTGACAACCTTAATAAGTATTTCAAGAGTGGATTCGATGGTACTGTACGTAACATCATCCTTGAAATTGATGGTTTCTCTTCATTCAACGCTTCTAAGTTGACTGGTCCTGATGGAAACGAAATGGACACAGAAGAGTTCCTTGCATCTCTTAAGGTTATCACTCAGAAGGAGCTTCCAGCAGCTAACGTTCCTGGTTCAGAGACCGTTCAGACAGCTGCTTTCAGAAAGTTTGAATCAGTTCCTTTCAGAGTTGTTACTCAGAAGTATGGTAAGGGTATCGTAGAATACGGTGCAGCTTGCGATGCAGAAGGTAAGATGTATATCGAACTTGACCTTGCAAAACCAGTTGTTCAGCAGGCAGGTACAATTGATGGATACGTTGGTGTTGACGCAGCAGCTCTTGATGCAGCTATCTCTAGCGGTTCAACTGAGGAGACAAAGGAGAGCCTTGCTAAGTTGTTCAAGATTGCTTGGGCACAGTACGATTCACTTGAGCTTGAGACAGAAATTGGTGAGGTTAGCTTCAAGCTTGATTCAGTAACTGTATCAGTTGTAGAGCGTAAGCTTCGTGCTACCTGGTCTCCAGAGCTTGCACAGGATGTTAGCGCATTCCACAACATCGATGCTGAGGCTGAGTTGACAGCTATCCTTTCAGAGCAGATTGCAGCTGAAATTGACCGTGAAATTCTCCGTGACCTTAGAAAGGGAGCACCTTGGCAGGCACGTTGGGATGTTAACGGTTGGAGAAGAATGGCAGCATTCTCTACAAACTACACTCAGAAGGACTGGAATCAGGAGCTTATGACTAAGATTAACCAGATTTCTGCACAGATTCACAAGTCTACACTTCGTGGTGGTGCTAACTTCATCGTAGTATCT